TTATCTACGCTTCTTTTTAAATTGTATTATATTGATTATGCCAAGAAGAATACAAAAGCCACCAATACACCATAAGATCGGACCGCCGCCAGTTACTTCATTGACAAAACTACCTACAGATATTGTAGCAACGCCAATGATTATTAAAATGGATCCAATAAATAGGAAGGCTCCTGGAGAAACAACAGAAGAATTTTGTTTTGAACTTTTTCCAGAAGAAGGATGGTTTTTGTTAGAAACATGTTGCGTATATGAAACACCTGTGCCGGGAACGGAAATCCTGGTATTGACACCGGATTTGGAATTAACAGAAACGCCGCCATGTTTTCCACCAACACTGACTCCTACGCTTTTCTTTCCTACATTAAGTTTTACACCAGGAGCGACTTTGATGCTTTTTCTAACTCGTAGACCCATATATTACCTTCCTTTCCTGCTTCGGTACCACTCGAAGCTTATTATTTTGCTTTCTTAAGAGGTTCGGCAGTATCTTCTTCCTGTCGTTTTAAACATTTTATGTACCCCTTCAATTCACCTCGAAATTCCAACTGCGCATCATGCGGAAGTTGGTGAAATAGTTTTAAAATATCTTGATCCTCTTGGGATATAGAAACGGATTTTTCACCAAGCAATATATAGTCAGTTGATACGCCGAAATATTTTGCTAGCTTAACAACAACATCACAAGAAGGCTTACTTCCTTTCTTCCAATCCGAGACAGAAGAATTGGAAATTTCCAAATCAGAAGTGAGCTTTTTTGCCGTAATTCCGTTTTCTTTTAATAATGCAAGGATTCTATCTAACATGAAACCTACCCTTCAATAAAAATTGGAAATATCCAAATAAAAGTATTGACAAATTGGAAATATCCAATTATTATTAAAAATGTAATAAACAAATGTTTAATGCAAAACAAAAAAAGAGAGAGTTACATCGATAAATCGGAGAGCAATGCTTTATTGTTTTCTTCAATCATGGCCGCCACAGCAATGATAAGAGCCTCAGCAGATGCTTCCGACATAACAGTGTTTCCGGCAGGAATACCGTTTCTTAATAATTCAGAAAGAATCCGGCGGTTTTCGTCACCATAACGTTTAAGCCCAATTCTTCTGAGATTATAAATCCAATTATCCATGATAACTCCTTTCTGATTATTTTAATGCAATCGCAAACAAATGTAAACAACAAATGTAATAAACATTTGTTGAAAACGGAGGTGATATTTTGAAGCGAAAACTGTCGCCATGGTGCAAAGAAGTAAAGAAAACCTTAATCGACAGAGATATGTCTGTCACGGAATTGTGCGGTGAAGTTGGGATGTGCAGGAACTACGTGACAACCACCATAAATGGAAGAATGTATGCACCTGCACTTGCTGAAAAAATCAGCAAGGCTCTGGATATCGATACAGAGTACACAATTTAATTACCATAACTTGATTATACAGCTTATAGAAGGAGAGAAAAATGTCGAAATTTGCTACGAAAGCAGCGGCTAATATGTTTTGCCAGGCACGATATGAGGCGGCAAAGTCAAATGAGCGTCTGAGCAGCAGAGAAGGTGCTGCGGAAGAAATAGGAATTGATCGTACAAGGCTAGCCAGAATCGAACTTGGGAGCACAATACCATATCAGGAGGAGGTCCTTTTGATGGCTGACTGCTATAAGGCACCAGAATTGAAAGGAAATTATTGCCGTGAGATGTGCCCGCTTGGAAAGAACATGCCGAAGATTGAGAATGCAGGACTGGATAGAATCAGTCTGAGAATGCTTTCTTCTTTTAAGAAGATAAACGAGGCAAAGGAATCACTTCTTGATATTACGGCAGACGGAATTATCTCAGAAGAGGAAAAACCGGAACTGAAAAAAATCATTCAGACATTAGATGAAGTAAATGAGATCACACAAAATCTGAAAAATTGGATTGAGAGAAATCTGGAATGAGGTGCTTGGTATGGAAAATGCAAACGGTGTAATCAAAAAGCTTACATCTGCGGAACGTTCTTACTATACAGCCGCTGAGGTCAGAGAAATGATGGGTGTGAGCAGGGATACGGCATATCGCATGATACGTTCTCTTAGATCGGACCTGATAGCTGATGGACAGCTTGCTAAGGGATATCCGTCAGGGAAAATCCCCAAAAAGGCATTTAACAAATTATACATGATTGAATGAAAGGAGTGGGTACGATGGCTTTTTATAGAATCTGCCCGGATTGCGGAGCGTATCTGGATCCGGGAGAACAGTGCAGTTGCCATGAAGAACGCCTGATCGAAATGGAAAGAAAAGAAAAAGCAACTGCATTTGTTGAAAAGATGATGAAAGAAGAAAAAAGTGGCCAGCTTCGCCTGGCAGTATAGGAGGGAAAGATGCTGACAGCAAAAGATCTTGAAAAATATCATCAGGCCGCAGAGCGGATCCTGAATGCAATGGACAACAGCCCGGTGCCGATCAGCTGGCACGAAATGGACAGAATGGCATTGCAGAGCGTTATCGCAAAGGAATTGATTCTCATTGACAAGGAGGCAAGGAAATGAATGTATGCAAGGTGCCGGATATGTGCAAAGACATGGAATATAAGTATATCACAGAAGATTCCAAAACAAGGGTATATCTGTCCGTGGTGCGAGAATTCAATGAGGCAGAATATGAGAAATACTACATCCGCAAAAAGAAAGAGAAAGTGAGAAAGAGAATCCTTTTTATTGCAAGAACTTTGAAGTATGCACTTCCAGTCCTGGCAAGCACGATTCTTTACAATATGCTTTCAAATAAGCTTTATCTTGAAAGAGGAAGCTATGAAATTGGCTCAGAAATAGTTTTTGTTGGAATATTCGGCATCGCACTGTTTGGGTTTCTGAATTGGTTTATAGGAGGTGATGAACATTAAAAAGGTCTTGGATAATAAGGGGAAAGTGGAGTGTAGACGGCACCCACGATCCTATCCAAGACCAGTCAGAACTTTTAAAAACAGGTTATCGACCCTTTGTTTTTAAAGTCATCGTCATTTTATCACAAAAATAGGAGGTTATCAAGTAGATGAAAGATGTTTTAGGAAGCTTGCCGGAAGTTATCACGGCATACAAAAATTACAATCTGCTGGTTCCTACAGCAACGGACGTGCAGCTCAATCCATTCTACAAATTCCATGTAGAAGAGGTTCCAGTCGATCTGAGTGAGAACAGCGGAGACATTTTCAAGGTTGGTTCAGTTAAGACTGGGAAGCAGGATGAGAGAGGAAAGGATATCTGGGAAGATGTGTTTTCCTTATCTAAGCCATTACTCAACAAAATGGCTATGGCGGCCGGTATCCAGTTCAATCCCAAGGAAACCTATGGCGAACGCATTGACCGTGTTACATACCGGGCACAGGCTCAGGGAGCCATGCGCAAAGCTGACGGAACAGCCAGAACAGAAACCGACCAGAAAGTGATCTGCCTGGAGGATGAAGAAGAGAAGTATCGCATTGAGTTTGCGGATAAAGCTGCAAAAGGCATAACTGATGAAAAACAGGCACAGGCAGCTGCGGAAATCTTTTCTGGACAATGGGTGGAATCCAAGAACAAATGGGGGAAGAAATGTCAGGCGTTTGTGGTTGCGAAAGAAGACAGAGACAGATACATCGATCGCTCTGTTATGGTAAACATGGCATTGCTGAAAAAGACCTGGGCTGAAAAAGCTATGACCGGTGCGAAGCTTCGTGTAATAAGAGCTCTTCTTGGTGTAAAAGGCACATACACAAAGGCAGAACTGCAAAAGAATTTCGCTATCCCAACAGTTATTTTTTCGCCTGATTTCTCGGACCCACAGGTCAGACAGGCGATGCTGACACAAGGCATGAACTCTGTGAACAATATGTTTGGTACACCACAGATAGCAGTTAAGAACGTGGATTTCGAATCTGAAAGCACGGTATTTACTCAGGACGATTTGGATAATCCAGCATATGCTTCGGATACAGAAAGCGAAGATGATTATCCACCAATGCAGGAACCGGATATTGCTCCCGAACCGGAGTCAGAACCAGAGCCGGACCGATCAATGGATTTTCAGTGCTCCAGATGCGGTGAAGTCATAAATGAAAGAGTTTATGAATATTCAATCAATAAATTTGGAGAGCCACTTTGCATTAAATGCCAGAGAGGAGGCGGACGCAGATGAAAATAATAAAGGTGTCAACAGAATTGGAAATGTCCGTACATGAATTTCCATCCGGTACCATCCGGGAACATAACAAAGCTCTGTGTGAACTTATCGGAAACGGCTGTGACCTTGTAGAACATGTAATGCCAAAGAGATTATACACAGAACTGAAAATGCCATCCCGCCCTGTTAAAGAACCAGGGAAGTGTGTGAGTATGCTGATCGATGAAGAGGGAAGACTGAAGCCGAACAAAGCAAATCTGATCGGAAGTTATCTTTACGAGTTTGATAAACATGGATGCCCCATTGTTGGAAATATTCTCTTTATCGGAGAAAAGATGGGAGATGATGGCGTTGAATTCTGCGGAATTTGCGAGGAGAACTTTTCCCTTTTAGAAACGGAATTGAAGAACATAATCACAGCAATGAAAGCAACAGTAAAGGAGATGAGCAAATGA